AAGATTTTAACGAATTATATTCCAGGTGGACATAATGTCCCTAAATTCATTAAAAAATATTCTTTTATAATTATCATAACGCCAAGGCGGATCAAAAAAGTTTTCCACATTGACTCTATAATAATTTACCGTGGCATTGTCTTTTATTATTTTTTCAGTTTGTCTAAGCCAATTACCATGATAGGTAGCTGGGTCAGTACTTTTTTTATAATTATTTGAGTTAGCATAAACATTATTAATCTTGCCTTTGAGCCCTTCATAATCAAAACCAAAAATATAGACCTCATCAGGTTCATGACTTGTAGCTAGATTTAATGCTGTTGGCCCACTACTCCAACCTAAATTAGGCTCAAAGTAATTAAATTTTTCATAATTTTTATAACTTGGGACGTAATTGGTCCATACTTGATTAGTCAATTGATACTTACTTTCATTTATTTCATTGACCATCTTACTATCTACAGCCACAAGATAATCTGGACTAAAATCTCTGTAAACTGCATTACAGGCGTAGATTAGTCCATATGGCTTGACTTCCTCAAATCCCATGTTTAGTCGTGTTCGACCATTGCCAAACACAAAACTTCTTTTCATAAAGGTTTACGTCTGCACATCCAAACAACAGACTGAAATTCATCTTGCATGTAAGGCTCACACTTATTTCTATCCAATGCTTCCTTTATATCTGCAAAAGTGATCTCACACCATAACCATTCATTGGGAGTAATGTACTTTTCAAAGTACTCTTTACTTTCACTATAATCATGTGCCATGATAAAATCGCCTGGCTTGAGTAAATCTGCTAGCAAATTAACTTCATTGATTTTGTTACCACCATCACACATTAATACAGTAGTACCTGGACCTTGAATGGCATTTTTAATTTCATCAAAATTGCTTTCTCTAATACTGGTATAATTATCACTGAACAAATTACAACAACGTACAATAATGCCATCATCTCTTAGTTGTTGATATTGTCCTAAATTAATTACATCATAAGTAGTATATGAATATTGATAATTTAAACCTTTTAATATATTATTAAGCGCCAATGATGCACCACCCTGACCAGTGCCAATTTCCACAACGTTCACAGGCTTTACTTGTGCAAAAAACTTTTCAAAAACAGGTATAAAATTTCTATGCTGCTGGCCAATCAAGCCATATAAACTCAGATTCCAATCCATCTTTAATCCTTTATAATTTAAGTTAAGCTGCTGGGGCAGCAGGTTCGGCTCCATACATACTTTGTACAAATGTAAGTTCCTCTTCCATTTCTAAAATATGCGCTTCCGAGCCTTTCCTTAAATCATTTATCTGTTTTAAAGTTAGTCTGGTTTTTCTTGTGTCACTACGTAAGAGTTCATCAACATCCCGTGCTGCATCAAACCTAAAGTCGTTACCAACTTTTTGTGTTTCAGGGTTAAGATAGAATAATTCTCTTAGGATCATATATCTATTTATTAAACTGGAGGAGCCGCTGCAGGAGCGGTTGCACCCATGCCAGTATCAACACCTGGAGGCATACCGCCAGCAGCTTGAGCCATATCCTCTGGGGCGCTAGTATCACTGTTTAATTCCAAATCACTGTCGATGCCAGCTGCACTAACACCTGCACTACGTAATTCACCACTGGCATCTGTACCAGTAATATTACTCATGCCCTTTTCCTGTTTCCATAAGTTTTCGTTTTCTGCCATCTCTTCTTCACTGAGACCTAAGAATCTCTTCAAGGCAAAACGCTTACTGATATAAGGCACAGCCTGTATGGTATTGAATGTGTTAATTCTCTGACTATCAACTTCAGTTTGACGATAACTGGCAAAGTTCTGAGGTGGTTGAAAGCGTATCTCAAATAAACTGGTATCAATATTAATACCTTTACTATGCAGATAACGCTTAAATTCCTGATCAAATACACCGGTCAACAAAGTCTGCAAACGTATACAATAATTATTAAAACGTAATTCTTGAATATAAGCAGTGCCTACTCTTCCATCATTGTATTGTGCTTGGCTATCGTCTGCTCCGGTGGGCAAGTAACTACTTGGAATTCTTAATGCTCTAAATAACTTGTTAGTAAAGTATTTAAGGTCATCAATCTCGCCTAAGTTTGTACCGCCTGCCAATGTTTCCACCTTACTGCCTCTGCCACCTTCAGTCTGTGGGAAGAAATAGTCTTCACTGATACTTAACGGATTGTAAGCACTGTCAATAACATTCATACCACCGCCACTTTGACTGGGGATACGACGTTGATGTATTTCATTTTTAACACGTTCCACAAAACTCATAGCCATATGGCTTGGCATATTGCCCACATCAATATAAAATATTCTACGTTCTGGAGCACGTTGTATACGATATATTAGAATAGCATCTTCTAATAGTTCTTTTTGCTTGTACACTTTGAATACCTGTTCTAATAGACTATTTCCAAACGGATAATTGTTATCAAGACCTTCACTCAAACTTAAATGTACCACATGGGCTGCATCAATAGCCATTTCATTTTCACCAATATGAAATCTATCTCCATACTGTGTTGGATAAGCACCAGTTGCTCCTCTGGTCATGCCGCCGCCGGCAACGTAATTGCTACCTCTATTATTGGTCTGTTGTGGACTAGTCTGTATTTGTGTGGCAACTAAATTTTGAAAATTAGGTGCTAGATCACGCACCACATACTGCTCAGGTCGTTTACCTTCACTTTCGTTCACAATTACCTTAACTAATTTACTAGGATCTACATAGAACCACTTTTGTGTTTCTGTATCTCTAATAAAAAACGCATCACCATACTTGAAAGTATTACGAACTATACGAAAAAATCTTGTGTCAAATTGTTGTACTTTAAACCACTGTTGTACGTATTCTCTTAGAACTCTTATCTCTGAGTTAGTGGCTTTATCTTTAAAACTGAGATGGAAGGTTGTGTTATTTTCTTTATTCTTCTGTGTACAAAATTCTGCTAGAATATCTAATGCTGCATTGACTTCAGGGTCCATGTCCATAGTATCATATTGCATGTAGCGTTCTATTCTATTGGGACTGCCCACATAGATATCTGGCAAGTAACTACTATAATTGCTACGTGCAGGTCCGGCTTTACTACCGTTGCCCATTGGGCTACTAGTTCCAGAAAGATTATTGGTACTGGGTGCTGGGGTGAAATATCTACGCCAACTCATCAGTGAGCCTCATATAAATTTCTAGTGCCTGAAGTCTTAGTAGCTTTGATTTGATCTCTTAATAGACTAGAGTTGGCGTTATTTACTGATATTAGTTTTTCCATAGCTATATTTAATTTATCTAGCGACTTCACCACGTCGTTTAGGTTTTTTTCATCACTAGGTTTATTGCCCTCACCTGTCTTTTTAGCATCACCAGTGCTATTAGCTTCTGCTGCTTTTTTATCTGCTTCTGCTTTTTGTCTTTCTTCCTCAGCCTTTTTATCTTTATTTTCTACTTTGGGCAAAGTTTTGTCATCTTTTTTAGGTTCGGCCAATACTGGTAATCCAGTTTTAGGATCAATTTTAGAAACTTTACCAAATGATATTTTGGATCTATCTATTGTATCAGCAGGTTCAGCAGCAGGTGATTCCATACCACCAAATTCATCTGTTTGGCCTTTCCATTCGGCTTTTGGTGATTCCATACCACCAAATTCATCTGTTTGGCCTTTCCATTCGGCTTTTGGTGATTCCATACCACCAAATTCATCTGTTTGGCCTTTCCATTCGGCTTTTGGTAATGCATTATCAATATCATCTCTAGCTTTGTCAACATAGGTAAATTTAGACTGTGCGGCTAGATCCGCTTGTGCTGCTTCAAGTTCCTCATCGTTATTAATAGCATCCAACTCCATTTTATCTCGAGCAGCCTTTTCTGCTGCAAGATCAGATTCTGAGTTGCTTGGTAATGCACTATCAATATCATCCTTGGCTTGATTTATTCTGTCTGCGTTTTCTTTTTCTTCTTTTTCTTTTGCTAGTGCTCTTTCTTTTTCATCTTTTTCCTGTACAGCTTTCATTTCTGCATCACGATCAGCCTCTACTTTACTTGGCATTGCACTGTCAACATCATCTCGAGCTGTTTTAATCTCCTTATCACTTGCTTCTTTTTTGGCTTTAGCTAACTCGGCTTGCTCTTCTTCATTACGTTTGAGATTATTTTTAGCTCTTTCTACACCATTTTCTGCAATTTTTAAGTCAGTTTTTTCTTGCTCTGTTAAATCTCTTTGACCGGCTATTTCTCGCAATGCAGCTACTTCAGCTTGACGAGCTATCAGTCTGTCTTCAATTCCTTCTTTTTGTTCTGCTAATTCTTCTGATTTTTTTGTTAGAGCTTGAGCTTCTTCAATTGCTTTTTGTTTAACTATTGATTCTTGATCAATGGCTTCTTGAGTTTGTTGAATTGCATCCTTATTAGCTTCTTTTTTAAGTTTTTCTAAAGCCTCATTCACGCTAGCTTGCTGTTCTGAATTACGTTTAAGATCATATTCAGCTCGTTTTACACCAAATTCTGCATATTTTAAATGTGCTTTTTCTTTTTCTGTTAACTCTCTTTCACCGGCTATTTCCTGTAATTGAAGTACTCTAGCTTGACGATTTGCTAGTTTGTCTTCAATTTCTTCTTTTTGTTTTGCCAATTCCTCTGATTTTTTTGTTAGCCATTGAGTTTCTTCAATCGCTCTTTGTTTAACCATTGATTCTTGATCAATAGCTTCCTGAGTTCGTTGAACTACTTCCTTTCTTTTTTCTAATTCTTTTTGAGCTGCTTCTTCATTAACTCTGCCAATTTGCTGTTGCATAGCATTAACATTTTCCACGGCTGCTGCCATAGGATCCCCGCCACCGGCAGCATTACCACCAGCACTGGGTTGTATTCCCTTCATTAAACCGGCTAGTTCTGGATTAGCCTCCATATGATTGTCAAAATCTTTCTTACTAACTTCCTTGCCATTGATCTTATAAGATTCTGAACTGTTAGGATTTTTGATTTCTGCTGGCTTTGCTTCAGGTGGCTTCTCTGCTGGCTTTGCTTCAGGTGGCTTCTCTGCTGGCTTTGCTTCAGGTGGCTTCTCTGCTGGCTTCTCTGCTGGCTTTGCTTCTTCTTTTTTGATGCCTGGTATTTCAATTTTAGCACCAGCAAAAATCTTATTTGGATCTTTGATCTGAGGATTAGCCTTCATTATGTCTGCAATGGACACACCAGCAGCTTTGGCTATTTTGCTTAAATTATCTCCGGCTTTAATTGTATAGGCTTCTACTTTGGCTTCTGCTTTTTTACTACCATCATCTGCTGACTTAGCTGCTGTTTCCTTATTTGACTGGATCGTTGCCGCAGCTATTTTTTCTTGTGCTTCCCTAGAAAGCTCTTTACCATTTAAAAATTGCTCTTTAAATAACTGACCCATACCAGCGGCTTCGGCCTTGGCATATTCCTCTGCTATTTTTTTCTTATATTCAGCAGCATCCTTCTCGTTCATATTACGAGTTTCTAATAACAACTTTTCTCGAAATGCTGTGTCAGCTTGTGTTTTGTTATCTTCTTTTTTAGGCTCTGCTGATGCTGCTGGTGGAGGTGCTGCTGGTGCTGGAGCAGGTGCTGCTGCTGGAGCAGGTGCAGGTTGAGTTTGAACTGGGGTAAGCTTTTTTAATTCTGTAATTTCTTTTGGCCAATTAGTAACCTCTACCTTACCCTCTACCTTACTGGTCGTAGTTTTAATATCCTTGGCTATTTTACTAAGATCAATACCACCGCCAACACCGCCTGCTGCCTTAGGCATGGATTTATCACTGGACTTTAACATGCTGTCTAGTTTGTCTAATGGCACAATGGCTTCTGGATTACCTTTTTCACCTACAGTGACTGTTGTACCGCCTATAGTACCTGGTACAATACCACCAAGTTCTTTCTTTGGCGCTTCTTTTGCTGTATCCCCTCTTTCATTAGCCCTTCGTTGTTCGTATTGATTTTTAGATTCACCAGTACCTCTATTAATTGCATCTATCCCACGCGCAGCCATATATGGTAGTTTCTGCTCTGTTGGAACATCTTTTAGAGCTTTTCCTGAATTAGCAGCATTAACGCCACCTTTACCTGCCTCCTCCATAGATTTAATAAACTTATTAACCCCTCCTGTTGCACCCACTACCTCTTTGCTAAATTTGTCTACTGCTGGATAACCTTGTTTTATTAAGGGATCAACAAACCCAGATTGAAAAGCCGAAGCTGCATCCTTTGCTCTTTGTTCGACATTTACTGCCGCTGCGGTTGAAGGTGCAACATCTTTTTGATCCTTTCTAGCTTGATCTCTATATGCACTAGCAGCCTGTTCTGTGGTCACAGGCTTGCCAGTTTCTTGTTCTATTTTCTTTCGTAATCCTTCAATGCCTTTTGCTAGGGCTTCAGTCTCCTTGGCGAAGTTTGCCGTAGCTTTACCAAAATCTCCAGTGAGTCCAGATATCACACGCATTTGCAATACAGCCGGATCCTTGGCCATTTTACCAGCTTCTTCAAAGGCTTCTTTTGATTTTTCAGCAGCTAATTTAAAATTTCCTTCGGCAGCGGCTTTGGCCTGTTCAGAAACTGCTAATCCTGCTTTACCGCTAGCAACTAATTGCATTGAAGCTTCTTTGGTAACCACTGTACCATACAAAAACTGCTCTTTGAATACTTGACCTAGGCCCTGAGCTTCTGCTTTGGCATACTCTTCTTTCATCTTTGTGGTATACTCAAGAGCTTGCTTTTCATCCATGCCCTGCGTTTCCAAAGCCATCTTAGCTTGGAAAGCCTGATCCATTTGCAATTTCTTCTGAGCTTCCATCTGCTCTTCACGACTCTTGCCAGTCATCTTGGCCATTAGATCCATTTCAGTGGCTAACTCTGTAGCAGCCTTAATGGCTGCTTCGTCTTTTGCTTTGCCCTCTGCCATACTAGTGCCAATAGCACTCATTTGCAATGCCAACACTTCATTTAAGTCTTTATTAGTATACCCAAGCTGTCTTAACGAATCAGTTGCTCCCTGATACTCATCAAACATTTGTTTACTAACTCTAGCAAATTCTTTGGCACCTTTATCAAGACTACCACCCCATCCAGCTAGACTAGCTCTATTTTGAGTGACAATTTCATTAAACTCACCCAACTCCATTCTAGCGCCTTTGGCCGCTGTCTGCATAGACAAGATGTCATTGCCAAAATTTACACCAGTTTTACTAAGTTCCCTCCATGTATCTAAACTAGCACTAACTCCATCTACTGTTTTTTTTAAGGCATCCCTTACGTCATATGTACTAGGAACTAATTGTTTAAGTGCGCCTCCAAGCCCCTCCATCGCCGAGGTGGCGGCACGGTCCCCACCTCCTCCACCGCCACCACCGCCACCACGAGCGCCGCCCTGGGCTCTGGCGATTTCCTCAGCTAACATCCTTGCTTCTGCTCTATCCATAACCGTTATGATTTACCTTTAAATTTTTCCCATTGCTGGCTAAACCCACTAGGGAATTCAAATTTTTCTCGAGTTTTATCCCAAGTAGGATAAACTGCTCCAGGTCTTTTTGGAATTTTATCTAATGGATTACCTTTTCCACCGTTAATATCTATGGCCATTGTACTAACAACTGGAACTGTAAGATAAAAATCTGGGTTTACTGTGAGATATCCGTCCTTGTCAGTAGCTCGTGTATCGCCTACTTCAATAGCATTTTTGTTGGCGGCTGCCTTAGCCTTAGCCGTAGCTGGATCTATGAATTGAGTTAAATGACTGTCAGAATCAGTTGGGATTGATAATTTATTTTTGATTTTATCATTTTTAGTTATACCAGCTTGTTTTAATCCTGCATCGGCTAGAGCAACAGTATCATTCCAAAGTTCAGTGGCTGTCCATCCAACAATACCATATAACATCTTTTTAATAAAACTAGTGATAAAATCATTATTATTTCTAAGCCACCATACCGACGCTGCCGGTGACAATGTTATTAACCAAGCAAATAATCTTAAAATTATGCTAGGGATCCAACCAACCATTGGAATCCAAGCAACCAATGTGGCAAGCCCGTTAAGTAAATTTTTGAATCCGTTTCTTGCCCAAATAAGTGCTACTTCAGTGGCTACTTGACCTACCAACTGCTCCATTTGATCATGATACTTTTTCTGTGCTTCACCAATAGAAGCACTGCCGCTGAACATGTTGGTCGTTGGGACTGCACCATTTGATTTTTTAAATTGATTAAATTGAGCATTAAGTTCATTTTTTCTTTTTATGAAATCAGAAATGAGATATAGTCCACCGGCTATTTGCAAAAAACTTAAAAGTTTACCACCACCAGGAATCCTACTGAAAACTGCTCGTTCAACACTTTGAGAAGGCTGAGGTGAAGTTTCAACTATTTCTATGATTTTCATAAGTTTATTTAGTTGCCAAAATACAGTAAATTTTTAATCCACCCCATTTTATGCTAGTATAAATATTCAAAATTACCGGAACTATAACTATGATCAATCCCTTACAGAAATTCTTTAGACAACCTAAAATTTATATTAGCTTGCCCAGTAAAGGACTTTATTATGAACCAGGGGCCTTGCAAGGCGACTATACTAACATGCCTATATTGGCTCTGACTGGTATTGACGAAATAATACTTAAAACCCCTGATGCACTATTTAACGGCGAGTCCACCATTAGAATTATAGAAAGTTGCTGCCCTTATATTAAGGACGCTAAAAATATGCCTTCTATTGACATTGATACTATCCTAGCCGCAATTAAAATTGCCACATTTGGAAACACTGCCACAGTGAGTAAAACTTGCCCTAAATGTGGAGCTGAAAATGACTATGAGCTATTACTAAACAATATTATTGATTATTTTACTAATTTAAAATTTAATAATAAAATTGTATTAAACGATCAGTTATCAATCACGATTAGGCCTTTAAAATACAGCGAAATGAGCTACTTCAGTATGGAGAATTTTAAACTACAAAAAATTCTTAACCAAGCTGCTGAAATGAATGATGAAGATAAAAAAGCTAAAATTAATGAAATTTATATAAGACTCAGTGAACTTCAATTAGAGCTATTAACATTAACTGTGGAAACTGCCACAGTGGAATCCACAGTAGTGACAGAAAAAGAATACATTAGCGAATGGTTAAAGAATGTTGAAAGATCAGTTTTCAGTGATATCAAGAAACGAATAGAAGAAAATAAAGACCTATGGGAAATTCCAGAGACTCCTGTAGTATGTGATGAATGTGGCAGTGAAAATAAAATTCAATTAAGTCTTGATCAATCAAGTTTTTTCGGCTAAGGCTTCTTTACGCCTCGAACTCTGAAATTGAACAATATATCAGTGAACTTGAAAAAGAAGCTTTAGAGTTTAAAGAAGACCTTTATAAAATATCTTGGTATATGAGAGGGGGAGTTACTGCCAATGATCTATTATACATTTATAGCTCAGAAGATAGGAAACTCATGTATAAGATTATCAAAGACAATATTGAAACTACTAATAAAACAGGCATGCCAATGGTCTAATTATTTGAGAGTGAGCAAGCTCACTCTGTTTTAAGACTCTCGTCTTAAAACATTTTTCTTCAGTTTCTTTTTTAATATTATGCAGATTGTGTGGACGTACTTCTCCCGTTGCCGGGAGAACAAAAGACATTATGCGAGTTGCTTAGTCCGATACTATATTAGGGCATTACAGAGGCGGT